CCAGAACGCAGTGAAATTCTGCAGTCACATCGCCAAACAGACAGAGACAAAACGTTGGCACACCTAAGTGCGCTGTTCGTGTGTTTTCGTTCTGTCGATTACGGCTGTTGTGACTCGATCGTCTTGTCAACGAATCGAATTCTGAAAGGGCCATTTCTGGCCCTGGGCTCCTCTTTTAACCCTGAAAAGGGAATCGTGTTCGCAAACGCGGCCACGCTGTGGCTGACAACCATGGAGATCGTCAATGAAACAAAAACGTTTGAAAGAACGTGTACCTCGCACACGCATAAGGGATGAAACGTCAACTTGTGTGGCCGACCTTTGGACATGGCAAAACTACGCCAATCCGCAATACTGGTATGGGCCGCACGATCACAAAAGATACGACCAGAAAATCGGTCTGTATCAAAGAGTGGACGATACGGTTGGTGACTGGCCTCCTAAAAAGGGTGAGTATATCAACAACAATTTCCTGCGTACTTCCTTCCGTCGTGAGACGGAGCAGATGAACCCGACTTATGACCGGGTGACTTTGCAGAATGGAGCGTTGTACGGTCCCGTCAAGATTTCTGGGCATTTAATGCTGGATTGTGATTTCGGAATGAACATGGGGATTCCTCCCTGGGTTCTTAACGACCAACCCCAGATAGCTCAACAAGTCGTTAACCGCACCTACGCCAAGGCTTATGGCTCAACAGCCACAGTTTTGGTTACGGCAGCGGAGATAGGTAAATCTGTCTCCATGGTGAAACGGCCATTTGGCCAAGCGAGGAAACTCATTGGTCAGATGACAAGACGGTATCAAAACCTCCTGTCAAGGGGGGTGGCAGCGTCTAAAGCAGCGAGTAGCGCGTGGCTAGAGTATCGAATGGGCTGGAAGCCCGTATTATTCGACCTCGAAAACATCGCGAAAGCTGTGCATGAGATGCTGTCCGAAATTGACGAACAGTACGATAAAACCTATAGGGCGTCCTTTCTCCAGGAATGGAGCGGTGATGGCTCGGGTCTAAGTACGAAAAGCTGGAAGAATTCTCCAGTAAGATGGGATAGGGAGTACTCGAAGAAGTTCGCATGCGGCGTTATCATGCGTGAGAATCTATTCGACGAAAAATCCAAGCGCCCGACGCGGATCTTCGGCATGGAACTCCATGACGTTGCCCCCGCTGTTTGGGAACTGGTACCCTATAGCTTTGTCGTGGACAGGTTTCTCGATGTTGGCACTTGGCTCCAGGCAATTCAGCCTAGACCAAACACGCAGCTTATGGCCGCGTGGCTGACGACAGTCGAGAACGACGTCCTGAACGTTCAAGCGAATCTTGAATGGGAGGCCTACCCTGGTAAGTTTATGCCAGCAAGCGGGCACCAAGGCTCCAAGAGGGAAACGTCTATCGTCGTGAGACGAGAGGTCGGTCCTTCACCATCAATCCTCCCCGCGCTTAATTCACGCGATCTTGTAGTCCAACAACACATCGACCACGCAGGTCTGCTTTTACAGCAGTTGGTAGGCCTGTTCCCCGAAGTAAACTACCGAAATTTTGGTCGCCCACAACGGGTTGCTACGATTAGGCGTTGAAACGTGGATGGTAAAACGATGTACAAACAGGAGAAATCCAAACCATGACCATGAAAAACATGAGTCTGCTCTCAGGAGCAACCGTTTCCGCAACTGGCGGTACCGCCCAGGTCTTTGCAGATAACGGCGTCACAATCCCTAACGGGGTGCAGTTGGTTGTTCCCGCTGACACGAGTTTCGCAACTCGTCGCTCAGCAACCGCACGTGTGCGGCAGCCCACTTTGGGCCGGGATGGGGTGTACGGGAAAGACAAGAAGTCGATCTCTTACAATTTCCCCAAGACGCTTGCCAGCGGCAAGATCGTCAACAACGTCATCCGCGTAGAGCGGGAGGTTCATCCGGAAGTCACGGCTGCGGAAGCGAACGAGTTGAATCTCATCGCTGCTCAGCTTTTGACTGATGCGGACACCTCGAACTTCTGGGCAATTGGTTCCTGCGCTTAACCAGCGTATACCTGTTGCTCTAAATGTGGGTCCTTCGGCCCACTGAGTTCTGACAATCCCACTAAGGGGAGAAACAACCATGAGTATGCAGAAAAGCTACTGCACGGACGCCATTGCAAGGAACATCTGCTTGGCACTCAAAGAGGACCTGTCACTCGGACACCAGTTTATCGGTGATCCGCGGACTTGGACGATGCACTACACGCCTTTGGATAGCCGCGCTTTTAAACGCCACTATCAACTGAGCGAATTTCTGAAGAAGTACACGTTTGAAAATGACGTCTACACTCAACAAGAGGTTATTAAAATGTCCGTAGAGAAATTCATGGACAACCAACGCCGCCTTGACTCCTTTAAGTTCAACATGGACAATCTCGTGAGAGACGCCGTGTTCAGGACAAAGGGCTGGATCGATCAGGTTTTACTTGATTATGATCTAGATGAGCATCTCCAGAAGTGTTATTGGCCAAAAAGGGCATCCGTCGGTGTACCGCGTAGAAATGCCACTCTGGAAAACAGGTGGCTAACGGTAATCACGGGCTCAAGTCAACACTGCGAATGGTTCGACCACATTTACTTACCGTGGTTTGGCCATGCAGAGACGATCCGAAGTTCATTGGACGTCGTTGAAGTTGACTACCTCAATGCTGTACTTGTCGACAAAACCTACAAGTCAAAGCGAATGATCGTCCCAAATACGTCCATTGGTGGTTTGTATTCCAACGGATTAGGGAAGGTCATGGAACTGCGACTAGCACAAGCCGGTTACAACATAGGGGGCAGTGATGCCTTACCCGAAGTTCATCGGTCTCTTGCACAAGAGTCAAGTTGGTCGGGCAGAAATGCCACCGTCGACCAGAGCTTGGCCTCCGACAACATAACTGACGACCTAATACGTCTGACGTTTCCCTTGAGATGGGCGAGAGCTCTTCTCTTTGGGCGGATAAATGTGCTTGAGGTGGAAGGAGAACCCGTCGTGACTAAAACAATGTCTACGATGGGTATCGGATTTACCTTCCCGATGCAAATGGTTTTGTTCCTAGGGCTGGCCCACGCGTGTAAGTCTATCTGGGAAGATAGCAACGGCAGTTTGCCACAAGGTTCTGTGATATCGGTGTTTGGGGACGACCTCATTTGTCCGGTTGAGTTGAAAGACTTGATCGAGCACGTGTTTGAATCCCTGGGCCTCGTGTTTAACACAGGAAAGACCTTTTGGCGTGGACCATTTCGGGAGAGCTGCGGAGGAGATTACTTCCGCGGTTCTGACGTAAGGCCGGCTTTTCTACCACCGGGAGGTGTCGAATTGTCGGCTCGCCACTATGAGGCCTGGCTCTATAAATCCTACAACGCCCTAAGGCGCAGATGGGACTACGAGCAGGTGACTCAGACGCTGCATTTGATCGAACAGGAGTTACTGACGTTGCGACCTACGGGTTGTTTCGTTGTACCACTCTCCTTTAGTGATGATGCGGGTTTGAAGATTGCTTTGGATGAAACATCAACAATCCATCGCGCGCCCCATAGAAACGTTCACGGCACGTACACCTTCAAATACCTCCGTAAGGAGGCATCAACACGAAGGATAACGTTTCATGATTGCTACATGTGGGAACATCTTCGAACTGCTGACAGTACTAGCTCTAATCCAGGAGATACTTACCTGGATCGTAAGCTGGGTGTCCGGCCTCGATCAGGTACTTACGCTGAGTGTAAAACCTCTGTGTTCGTACCCGTAGGCAAGGACGGCTGTCCGCTCGTCCCGATTAAAAGGTCCTTCCTTGCTGTGAAGCAAGTAGCTGAAAATCACTACACAGGCGCAAGCCCGTTCCGTGACGTACAGCAATGGACCCGCAGGGGAAGCAAAACCCCGCAATCGGAAAAGTGTTATGCCGGAGTCACACACGACGACGGTACCGTGGCGTATTCTACGGCTCAGTCCACAAGCTTCGCGTGGTCTGAGTAATACAGCAATGAAGGTTAACCCTGGGAAGGGCGCCTAAATGACCAGCCTCTCGTGAAAGCGATGC